GAGCGCCATCGCTTGCTGCCCGAACCTTTGCCCCAAGAAACTAAGGAGGTGACCGAATAATGCCGCAAGTGACGGATGTCAAGGATGTGATTTTATTTGACCCAGTATTGACGCAAGTAGCCATCGGCTACCGCGTGCAAGGGGCGGTCGCTGAAAACCTGTTGCCCACCTTGCCCGTCTCGTCCGTCTCCGGGCAAATCGCCAGATTTGGCAAGGACGCCTTTCGCCGCGAGTCTGCCCGACGAGGACGGGGAAGCCAAGCAAGGCGAGTTCATTGGTCCGTTGAATCGGTGAAGTTCTTCTGCGAAGAATATGCCCTTGAAATTGCCGTTGACGACAGAGATGTTGCCGCCAGCCAAAATCCCATTGACCCATTTGTCGCTGCCACGACGCAACTTGTTGACATGCTCACTTTGGATGCGGAAGTTAGGGCGAGAGACGCCGTTGTCAACGCCTTGACGACAGCAGGTTACCGCACGACCCCAACGACCAAGTGGGATCAGTCGGGCTCCACGCCCATCACCGACTTGAAGAACGCCATCGTTGCCGTCAGCCAACGAATCGGCGTTCGCCCAACGACCGTCGTCGTTTCCCGACCCGTTTGGGAAGTTTTGATTGAACACGCCCAAGTTGCCGACCGACTGAAGTTCACTAATGCCACCTTCTCAACGGACATCCTTGCCCGATGGCTGGAAGTTCGGGAAGTGGTCATCGGCGACATTGTGATGGACACTGCCGTTGAAGGTGCTACGCCGAACCTGCAATATGTTTGGGGAGATCGGGTCGTCATTGCTTTCGTGCCCCCACGACCAGCCATCAACCAACCTGCCTTCGGCTACCGACCGACCCTTTCCAACTTCGTTGTTGAACGCTACCGTGATGAGCCTTCCCGAAGCACCGTCATCCGCGTCCGCCACGAGGTCGCCGAGGTCGTCACCGCCCCTGATGCTGGGCACCTGCTGAACGATGTTCTGGCATCCATATAAACGGCAGCGACTGGTGATTAGCGATTAGCGACTTGCGAAACGGCAGCGATTAGCAACTGGCGATTAGCGACTGGTTCTTTTTGCCGTTCTTCCAGTCGCCAGTTACCAGTCGCCATTTCCTGCCGTTTTCCAGTCACAAGTTGCCAGTCGCCATTTCCTGCCGTTTTTGGCGTCTGACGGGCTTTTTGGGCGAGGGGGGTATTCCGATATAGGGATGCTCCCTTCGAGGCGATTGTAGGGCAAAAGTTTGCGCAAAATTGAGCACGCTGGTGTACTAATGTGCTCAATTTTGAGAACGACCCGTTCGGACGCCGTCCAAACGGAAAGGGACAGGGGACAAGGGACAGAGGGCATGTCAAGTTAGTATACCAACTTGCACATTGGAGGCGAAAAGAATGCGCCTTTGGGGTTGGTGGAAAAAGCCAAAACAGTCATTTCAGGAACTCCCACGACAGCAACTTCGCTCCGAGTTAGGGTTTGGCGGCAGTGGGATCGGCTACCTTCTGACCAACTTGGGCGCTGACGAATATTTGCCCGAACTTTCCTTTCCCCGCTCTATCGCCGTCTACACCCGAATGCGTCGGTCCGATGCGACCGTTCAAGCCCTTGAGTTGGCGATCACATTGCCTATCAGAGCGACCGATTGGGATGTCCGACCTGCTTCCGATGACCCGACGGCAAAAGAAGCGGCTGATTTGGTCTATAACAACCTTTTCGGCGGCATGACCCACACTTTTGACGACTTCCTTCGAGACGCCCTTTTGGCGCTCTTTTACGGCTTCACTATCTTTGAGAAGGTTTTTGAGGAGCGGGACGACTACATCGTTTGGCGCAAGTTCGCTCCGAGGCATCCGCAAACCATTGAGCGATTTTTGTTTGACGAAACGGGAGGCTTGGCAGGGGTTCGGCAGGTCGGTTTTGACCCGCAGGGACGATTTCGGCAAGTTGACATCCCAATTGACAAGTTGCTCGTTTTCATCTGGCGTCGTGAACTTGGCAACCCATACGGCGTCTCGGTCCTGCGGGCTGCCTATAAGCACTGGTTTCTCAAAGACCTTGCTTACAAACTTCAAGCGATTGCCCTTGAGCGTTGGGCTGTCGGAATTCCTGTCGGTAAAGTTCCCGCAGGCACTTCGGAGCAAGACAAGCAGACTTTCCTGCAAATGCTGGAAGCGATGCGAGGACATGAGCGGGCTGCGATGGTGTTGCCTGAAGATTACAGCGTGGAACTGATTGGAGCGGAAGCGGGACAGAGGGCAAACCAAGCATTCGTGGAAGCCATTCAACACCACGACACGATGATTGTGAAAGCCGTGTTGGCTCAATTTCTCAACTTAGGGACGGGCGATGTTGGAAGTTGGGCGCTATCGCGAGATCACAGCCAACTCTTTTTGATGGGCTTGAATTCCGTCGCTCAATGGTTTGCCGACCACATCAACCGTTATGCCATCCCGCAACTTTGTCGGCTCAATTTCGGTGAAGATTTCACCGACTTTCCCGAATTGACCTTCGCCGATTTGAGGCTCGTCCTACAGCGTGAAGTCCTTGCCGAAGCCATCTCCAAACTTGTGCAAGTGGGTATCTTAACGCCCGACCGAGGTTTGCAGGAATGGGTTCGGGATGTCTTTGATTTGCCGCCACTGCCAGAAGAACAACCTGAAGAGGTTGAATTGCCAGCACCAGAAACGACAGCGAATAGCGACTCGCGACTGGCGACTGGAAACGGCAAAAATGACCAGTCGCTAATCGCCAATCGCCAATCGCCGTCGTTTCGCCAGTCGCTAATCGCTAATCGCCAGTCGCAGTTTTCCGATCCGCTTGGATTGATTCAAGGGGCGACATTGCGAAGTTTGTCGGACACAACAATCACGGCAGCGGAACAAAGTTTGCGGAATTTGTTGCGGCAGCAAATTGATGCGTTGATGGAGCAAGTTCGTAGGTTAGTTGCCGATGCCGATGCGGGCAAACCGTCAGCGTTGCGGGAACTTGGTCGGCTTTCCGTCCCGCAACATCTCGTTGACGCTTACGCTGTTGAGTTGACGAAGTATCTGATGGATGCTTACCGAGCAGCAAGAAGCGTCTACTTGGCTTCAACGGGCGTTGACCCATCAAAGCCCATCCCAAGATGGGTTGACTTCTACTTGCAAGGCTTTGCCCAAGCGATTGCAAGACAACACGCTTCCGAACTTGCAGCAACAGTCGGTTATGAGGCATTGAGGCTTTACGAGGAAAGCAAAACGCTCGGAAGGAAATTCAGCGACGAACAAATTGAGGTTGCTGCCGTTGAACGGGCAGCCAACATGATGGACGATTTGCCGAGGACGGTTGAGTTGCTCACGGAGATTTTGTTTGAGCCAGTGTAGGAGGGGCGTCAGCCCCGAACCGAAACGGCAGCGAATAGCGAATAGCGAGTAGCGAGTAGTTGGTAGGAGGGGCGTTAGCCCCGAACCGAAACGGCAGCGAATAGCGAGTAGCCAGTAGCGAATGGCGATTGGAAGGTGATGAAATGATGCTCGTCGTGATGATAGACGATGAAAATGTCTTGTTCGCCGTTGACACTTTGAGCGAGCGGGTTCAAAACCTTGAACCCGTTTGGAGGCAGATTGCGAAAGACTTGATGGAACTTGAGGAGCAAATTTTTGCGACGCAAGGGAGCGTCATCGGCAGACCTTGGGCACCATTGTCGCCCAAAACAATCCGCCAAAAGCAACGGAAAGGCTTTCCGCTTGAACCGCTTGTTAGGACTGGAAGGTTGCGAGCATCCCTGACCGATGAAACGAGCGGCGAGATGGTTTTGGACATTGAGCCTTTGGGTTTGACATTTGGTTCGGCTCGGTTGGTGGATCGTGGCGATTGGTTTCTCGCCCCCATCCATCACTTCGGCGCTCCGAGACGAAACATCCCTGCAAGAGCATTGATGCCTGACAATCAATTCCTTGCAGAGCGCTATCGGGAGCGATGGCAGGATTACTTTCTCAACCATCTCAGCGAGGAGGGACGATTTTGATGCCACGCTATCACAGCCTTTCCGATGTTCAAAGTCGCTTGCCTTCGTCCATCGCCACCATTGACGCCTTGACAGAACCCAACGCCGACCAAGTGACGGCTTGGATGGACGAGGTTGAGGCTTTCGTTGAAGGTCAACTTGCGACCCGCTATCAAGTGCCCATCACGGGTTCGCAAAGCCTTTTGATTGTCCGAGACATTTGCGCCGACTTGACGGCTTATCGGGTTTGGCAATTCAAGGCGATGGGCATTGACGACCCAGAATTTCGCAACCAAGCGGAAGTGCTAAGGCAGCGAGCGATGGAGAAACTTCAAGCCCTACTTGAAGGCACGATGGTCTTGCCCGACCAAGCCGAAGCACCATCTTCATCAACGCCAGCAGGAACTTTCCCTGAACCGATTTTTGAGAGGGACAGAATTCAATGGTAACGAAACGGCAGCGAATAGCAAG